CACGTTAGAAGATGCTTTAATGGAAATGGACGGGAGAACGATGGAATCATTTGATTTAAGTGAAGTCTTATTTAGAATACTAATGGAAGAAGAATTTAATTTTTGGGACTACTGTGAAGGAAGATTGGGGGATTGTTTAGAGGTTGATACTAAATTTTTTGATGGTTACTGGCACCCAAGTTACGACATTAATGAATATCTCATTGACCGACTATATGAATTAATGCCAGGACCTGTACAAGAAGGGCAGTCTATTTGGGGGAATGGTGTAATGGACCGCGAAAAAGAATGGTGTGAAGATGATGAAAATTGGTTATGCAATACTGGAAGTGAAAATTTAGGTTTTAGTGACTTATACATTGATGATGGTCATGATATTATTCATAATTTTCCTGGGAATGTACATCTATCAGATTTAAGTCCAGAAGAAAAAGAAACTCGAATTCCTAATAGTGAAAAAAAGAAAAAATATAAAAAAGTAAAATTAAATCCTGATTTATCTGTTGGTCCTTTTAACGTACCAGTATTAACTGAACAACAAAAAAAAAGTAGATTCAAAACCATATATGAAAATGATAATTGGAAATATGTCTGGCCAATAGGTGAAGGGTCTTTTTGTGAAATAGCGAAAGGTACTAAATGGTGTGAGGAGTGGACTAAAGACCAGAACTGGTATCAATCTATAGGTAGTAGTGGAACTCATTATATTTTAATAGATAAAAAAACGGGTGAAAAGTATAGTCTTGTAGACCAAGAAAAGGTACCTGGAATGCCTAGTTATAAAGTAAGAGTTTATGATAAGGATAGAGAGTTCCTTAGTACACATAGATTTTTAGCGGACAAACCAACACTACAGGAATTGTTCAATCAATCCTACACCATGTTAGATAAATTAAGATATAATGTAGAAATTCCAAAAGAAGATTTAGATAATTTTTATAAAGAAACGGTAGAGAAGGAAGATTGGGTAAATACTGAGAGTGGTAAACTTTTAGACCTGGTATATAAAATTGTAAAAAGACCAACCTTTGAAGGCCTTAGATGGCGATTAGGAGAAGACTATAATGGTGGGTTAACCGTATTATCTGAGGGTGATGTCCCAGTAATTAATAGTATGATTGCTGGTAAAGAGTTTTTAAGTATCTATCTTCCAGATGTGGATTTTAAGGCACAGTGGATGAATATAGGTGATGATGATGATTATTATTTTGATTTAGCTGTAGACCGCTATTATAGTGAGGACCATTGTGAAGAGATGGAGGAAGATGAAATTGCGTATATAGGGAGTTACATGAACGAAGAAAATATAAAAAAATTAAATGACCTTTCTGAAATTATTGGTGAAAAAGTAGGAGACTGGAGACAGGAATCTGAAATAGATGAGTATCTAACCAAATACTTTACCAAAGATTGGAACGACTATATATGGAGGATTATTGAACAGATTGGTTGTGCGGTAGGAAGAAACCGAGTTAAAGATATAACAAAATTAGTGAAAGAGGGGTTACTTTTAGATGTGGATTATATTGGTGTTAGAAACTACCCAATGTGGAGAATAGATATAACATATCCTGAATTATTATACCTTGTAGGGATATATGGTGTGGATAATATAAAACAATTAGAAGACCATTCCATAAATGAACTCGATGTAAATTTATATGATTCTTGGTGGGATAGTTGGTCTCTCGAAGGTGGTGAAGAAGATATTAATTGGGAAATGGGTAGATTCTTAGATAATGTAATGGAAGAATACGGTGATGACCTTAAAACTGTAGGTGAGAATGAAGAAAAATTTACAGAAACAATAAATAACTTAGGATTTACAAAACCCTATAGAGAATGGACACTAAAACAAGATGTTGAGGGAAGCAGTTACAAAAGGACAATAATAATAAGAAATTGGGATTTAAAGAGTGGTAAAATATACATCCAGATACAAGAAAATGATGAACAAGGAAGATGGCAAACAAAATCATACCAAACCACTATTGATGAATTACCAACCTATGTTAATCAACGACAACTCTTTGAATCAATCGAGTAAAGTCCATGTACTAGGTTTGTGTTGATATCCATATTTATTTTCTCCTAAAACACGTAAAAGTTTTTCCCCTAAATTTATAGCATTTTCAACATCCTCTACAACCACATACTCATAATTAGAATGCCATCCATAATAACCAGCAGCAAAATTTAAACAACTAAAATCAAACATTTCTTTTAACACCATGGTGTCCGTGTAAGGATGGTGTAACCAATCAGTAATACCATGTTCTAATATTATATTTTTACACTTATTAATAAAACTACCTTCTTCATTATATAATTTTACGCCCATTAGAGTTTTACTCATAGTATTATTTTCGGTAGAATCAAATTGTATAGCATAACCCACATCATTAAAAAATTCTTTATCAGCTTGTCTGGTTCCCTGACAACCTATTTCTTCAGCAACTGGAAAAAACGCTTTAACATTATCTAATTTATCCAACAATTCTAAACAAATAAACACACCAGCTTTATCGTCACCACCTATACCACATCTTTCACCAGTATTATCAGAATAAGCAACCAAGGATAATTTTTTTTCATCTTGTGCATTTAAATGGTATTCTTCTTTTACTGTATAGTCTTGAATTTCATGTACACTATCTAAATGCGCTACTAAACACGGAAAGTATTCTGATTCACCTTTAGTAACATAAATTGAACCTAACTTATCTACTTTATAAGAATATCCTTTTTTATCTAAAATATTTGTAACATAATCTATTAGTAAATCTTCTTCCCAAGTATATGTCGGTACTGATAAAATATTTTTAAGTTTTGTTAATGTTTTTTTATTCATACTACAAAGATAAATAAAAAATTTAATATAAACAAATTATATTTATAATAAAACCCTTAAAATGAAATCTATGATTAAAGAAGAAATAACTCGAATTAAAAACTTAATGACAATCTCAGAGGAATTAGAGATGGGGCCATATATGGACTCAACATATTTAAAAACCCCAGAACAAGCAGGAATTGATGAATATGAAACTGAACTAATAGTTTTTGATACAATTAAAGATGCGATTGAACATAATATGAAATTAGTTATGATAAGACCTGAATACGTGCAATCAGCTAGAACATTAATAGATGATAAAGGAGCAAATCTTTTGGTTGGTACAGTTATAGGGTTTCCACATGGTGATAATAGTCATGGTGAAAAAATGGATGAGGCCTTAAAAGCTATACAAGACGGTGTGGATGAATTAGATTTTGTGGTGAATTATAAAGCCTTTAAAAAAGGTGATTTAGATACAGTTAAAAAAGAAGTTAGTGAAGGTACAGTTATTGGTATAAGTGAAGGAAAATCAGTAAAATGGATTATAGAATCTGCAGCTTTAACAAGTGAAGAAATAGCTGAACTAACAAAGTTAATTAGTGAAATAGTTATACAAACGGTTGGAGTTGAAAAAGCGAGTAATGTTTTTGTTAAGACCTCAACAGGGTTTTTTAAACCCGAGGACGGTAGTTCTGGTGGAGCCACGGTAGACGCGGTCTCTATAATGTCACAAAATGCAGGACCTCTAAAGGTTAAAGCTTCTGGTGGTATTTATAGTAAAGATGATGTTTTAGCCATGGTTAAAGCGGGAGCTTCTAGAATTGGTACTTCTGCCGCAAAAGAAATAATGTTAGGACAAGAAACAAATAAAGATTATTAATGAAAAATTTAATTAAAAAAATATTAAGAGAAGAGGTCACTAATGATATTATGACATTTCAAGATGAAATATTTGACCTTCCGCTAACCCAAAGAAAAGCAGTAGCTAGAGGATTAGAAACATTATTAATTTCTAAAAATAACGAAGAAGAATTAATTGAGCAAATCAATTATAAGGGCATTCCTGAATTAAAAGCAACCGGTACTCTAGGTAAAATATTTAAATGGTTTAAGAGATATATTACGGATAAAGCGACAAACTTCCTAATTAACGCTTCAATGAATGAAATAAAAGATACCATTCAAATGTTAAAAGTGTTAGACCCAACAGATATGGCGGGAATATTTAAACCTAAAGCTATGTATTTGGGTGGGGGGATTGATTTTGCTGAAGATGGTGCTTCCTGGAGAACTAGAGTAGAAGAATTTTACGGTGCAGACCATGTAGTTAAAGATGAGAGATTGTACACATTAGTTACCACGGGTAAATTAAATTTTAGTGGTTTAAAAACCCCAGCACTACTAAACCCATTAAGAGCGGAAACGGTAAGAGCGGAAGACCCGGAATTCGGTGAAATGTTTGCAAAATGGAAAAACAACGAATTAACACAAGATGATATGGTTATATTCCAGGAAAAAATTAGAGAACAAATTGTCCACCAAGACTTATATATGTTACAAGTATGTGACACTAACTTAATTAGTTTTGATGGAACAGCAGGAGCAGGAACTTTTGGTGAAGCTCAGATATCAGCTTTAAAAAATCAACAAGTTTTTGTATGGTTAAATAAAGGAATGAAAATGTCAAACATTTCTCCTTGGTTATTTCCATCTATAACTAAAATTATAAAGGATGACGAACTTTGGCCATTCTTAGAAAAACTTGGTTAGTATACTTTAACCACTTTACGATTTAAATCCCACGTAAAATTATACTCTGCAGTATACTGGTTATTGTTATATTTTTTACAACATTTACCACACGCTAATTGTTTTTTACTTTTTCTAGCATAATAAACTTCTCTTTCACATCTAGGGCAGGTAGCAATCCATTTCATTACATTAGATTTATCAACACCACTATTACTAGTACATCTTTCACCACTACAACCTATAGATATCGCAATTCTTTTCCAAGTATCATCGTGATTTGAATAGCCTCTTTTTTTATAATCTAATGCGTGTGCTATTTCATGTAGGATAGTGTTTTTTACTCGGGATTCATTTATTTCGTGTTGGGTTAAAGGTCTAGAGAGTGATATCGTTTTAAGTCTACCATTATGACAACCAAATCTACGAACTGCTCTATCCCATTTAAAGGTATAGTCAGATACCCCATGTTTCCTCATTAGTTTGAGAGCTGTATTTCTAGCTTTTTCTAAATTCATACTACAAAAATAAAGAAAAATGTTGTAACCACCAAATAAAAAAGTGAGTGTTTAACGAGTACTAGGTTTAATTTTTACCTTCTCAGTTTTTTTGTTGTAACTAAGGGTATACTTACCTCCTTCTTTAACGGAACCTTTAAGTATTTCTTCTGAAATATAATCCTCTATTTCAGATTGTATAGCACGTTTAAGAGGTCTTGCTCCGAACTGTTTATTATAACCTATCTCAGCAATAAAACTTACCACACTAGGACCAAAATTAAAATCATACTCTTTCTCAATCAATCTAGACTTTAAATTTTTTAATTCTAATTTAACAATCTTATTTATATTTTCACCTTCTAAATGACTAAAATTAACAATATCATCCAACCTATTTAAAAATTCTGGATTAAAAGTGTTCTTAAGAGCTTTTGAGATTAGTGACCTCGCGTGTTCATCACCAGCTTGTTTTCGAGCTTTGGTAGCGAAACCAATACCGTCACCAAAATCCTGAACAGATTTTATACCAATATTAGAAGTCATTATAATTAAAGTGTTTTTAAAATTAATTTTTCTCCCAGAAGCATCCGTAACATGACCATCATCTAATATTTGTAATAACATATTAAAAATATCTTTATGTGCTTTTTCTATCTCATCAAACAATACTAAAGAGTAAGGGTTGTTTCTTACTTTTTCAGTTAGTTGACCACCCTCATTATATCCTACATAACCCGGAGGTGAACCTATTAATCTAGACATAGAGTGTTTTTCTTGAAACTCTGACATGTCTACTCTAATAATAGAATCCTCAGTACCAAAAACCTCTTCAGATAATTTTTTAGCTAAATAAGTCTTACCAACACCAGTAGGGCCTAAAAATATGAAAGAACCAATAGGTTTATTACCATCTTTAATACCAACTGAATTTCGTCTAATTGCTTTACAGATTTTTTCTATAGCTTCATCTTGGCCGATGACGACATCTTGAAGTTTAGACTCCAAACCTAAAAGTTCCATTTTTTGATTAGCGTCTAAACGAGAAAGAGGTATTTTAGTTATTTCAGATATTACTTCAAATATATCGTCCACAGTAATAAGAGTTCTATTTTTTTCTTGCTGTTCTTCAAACTGAGTTTTTAATAAAGATAATTTTTCTATAAGTTTTTTTTCATTGTCTCTGATTTCTGCAGCTTTTTCATAGTTTTGAGATTGTACCACTTCCATCTTATCCTTTTTAATTTGGGATATTTTCTTTTTTAAAGTTTCTATTGATTTAGGGTATGTTGTGTCTATTTGTGCCTTAGCCCCCACCTCGTCTAAAATATCAATAGCTTTATCTGGAAACTCCCTATCAGTAATATATCTCTGTGCTAAATTAACACAGAATTGAAGAGCTTCTTCGTTATAATATACTTTATGATGGTCTTCGTACTTATCCTTAATATTTTTTAATATCTCAAAAGTCTGAGAAGGTGTTGTTGGTGAAACCATCACTTTTTGAAATCTTCTTTCTAATGCACCATCCTTTTCTATCTTTTCTCTATATTCATTTAAAGTGGTAGCTCCTATACATTGAACTTCACCTCTTGATAAAGCGGGTTTAAAAATATTAGCAGCATCCAAGTTTCCTGAAGAATTACCAGTACCTACAACAGTGTGAACTTCATCAATAAAAATAATAATATCTTTATTATCTCTTAATTCATCTAAGATAGCCTTCATCCTTTCCTCGAATTGGCCTCTGTATTTTGTACCAGCTACTAGAGACGTTAACTCCAAAGATACTATTCTTTTATCTAATAAATTACGCGGACACTTACCAGCGTGAATAATAATTGCTAGACCTTCTACAATCGCTGTCTTACCACACCCAGGTTCCCCTATAAGAATTGGGTTATTTTTTTTACGTCTAGATAAAGTTTGTGCAATTCTTTTTATTTCTCTTTCTCTCCCTATGACCGGGTCTAACTCATTTAAACTAGCTAGTAAAGTTAAATCACGTGAAAAATTATCTAATATAGGTGTAGTTGAAGAAGGAGTATCATTATCTCTACTTCTCCTAGGTTCATTTTTTGGTATTTCGTCAAATTCAGCCATAATATTTTTTATTTAAATTTATATATTAATCTTGTCATAATCAATACAGACATTATGTCATATAAGATTTGAATGTTATGTCATATTGTCTTATATTCCCTAGTGGTACAGTTTTGGTATATACAAAAGTAGTGAATAAATTCAAAAAAACAAAGAATGGAACATATAAATAAAAAAATAAAAAATTTTGAACTATTCAAAGAGATAGATAACTTTTTTAAGGGTATATGTGATGAAACAAAAAAAACTGACCACTTGATTAATAACTCTATTTCACATAAATTTATAAATAATAAAATTAAAAGAAAAAAAAATGGCAAAAGTAATTGGAATTGATTTAGGGACTACAAATTCATGTGTCTCTGTAGTAGAGGGGGGAGACCCATCTATAATTGTTAACGGGGAAGGTAGAAGAACAACCCCATCAGTAGTTTCGTTTAAAGAAGGTAATAGGGTAGTTGGTGAACCAGCTAAAAGACAAGCAGTCTCTAACCCTACAAACACTATATATTCGGTAAAAAGATTTATCGGTAGTAAATTTACAGAAGTAAGTAAAGAAGCTAAAAAAATGCCTTACCAGGTTAAAAAAGGAAAAAATAATACTGTAAATATTCTTATTGAAGATAAAGCGTATATCCCACAAGAAATTTCTGCAGTTGTTTTACAAAATCTTAAAAAAACAGCAGAAGACTACCTAGGGGGTAAAGTGACTGATGCGGTTATTACCGTTCCAGCCTATTTTAATGATGAGCAAAGAAAAGCTACAAAAGAAGCTGGAGAGATTGCCGGGTTAAATGTTCTTAGAGTTATTAACGAACCTACAGCTGCAGCATTAGCATATGGTATAGATGAAAAACAAGAAAAAACAATTGCTGTTTATGATTTAGGTGGTGGTACCTTCGATATCTCTATATTGGAAATTTCTGATGGTGTATTTGAAGTTAAGTCTACAAACGGAGATACTCACTTAGGTGGTGATAATTTTGATGAAAAAATTGTAGACTGGTTACTAGAAGAGTTTAAAGGAGAAAACGGAATGGACCTGAACCAAGACCCTGCAGCTTTACAAAGACTTAGAGAAGCGGCTGAAAAAGCAAAAGTAGAACTATCATCCACAAGTACAACAGAAATTAATTTACCTTATATTACAGCAGATAGTACCGGACCAAAACACCTTGTTAAACCTTTATCTAAAAATTTCTTTGAGTCTATGATTGAAGATTTAGTAAAAAGAACATTAACTCCTTGTAAAAAAGCATTAAAAGACGCTAATTTAAAAACTAGTGATATCGATGAAATTATTTTAGTAGGTGGTTCTACAAGAATTCCAGCAGTACAACAAGCTGTTGAGAAGTTCTTTAATAAAAAACCTTCTAAAGGGGTAAACCCAGATGAGGTAGTTGCGATGGGTGCAGCAATCCAAGGAGGGGTATTAGTAGGTGATGTAAAAGACGTACTACTTCTAGATGTTACACCACTTTCTTTAGGTATTGAAACTATGGGAGGTGTAATGACTAAACTTATAGAGTCCAACACTACAATTCCCACGAGTAAATCAGAGGTATTCTCCACAGCAAGTAATAACCAACCAGCGGTAGACATCCATGTAGTACAAGGTGAAAGACCGATGGCAACAGACAATAGAACATTAGGAAGATTTCAACTAACTGATATACCACCAGCTCCCAGGGGTATACCACAAATTGAAGTAACTTTTGATATCGATGCTAATGGTATTATTAATGTGACTGCGAAAGATAAAGGAACTGGAAGGGTTCAAAATATTAAAATTGAATCTGGAAGTTCCTTATCTGACGAAGAAATACAACGTATGAAAACAGAAGCAGAACAAAATGCAAGTGAAGATGCCGCTAAAAAAGAAAAAGTAGAAAAACTTAATACAGCAGACGCTACCATATTCCAAACAGAAAAACAAATAAAAGAGTTTGGTGATAAATTAGAAGATGTTGATAAGTCTAGATTGGAGAACAATATAAAGGAACTCAAAGAAGTTATAAAAGAGGAAGATATAGAAGGTGTTGATGAATTAACAGATAAATTAAATAGTACATGGCAAGAAATCAGTACGAAGTTATACCAACAAACTGAACAAACCGAAAATCCACAAGAATCTCCTAAAGAAGAAGACGCGACGGATGTAGAATATGAAGAAGTAAAATAAAATTTTAAAAACCCTCTTAGAAATAAGGGGGTTTTTACTATATTTAAAATAAAAAACAATGGCAATTAAATCTGAAAAAATAAGTGGTAAATTAATATTAAATGAATACGAATCCACCAATCTCAAATCATCTGAATATAATACTGAAACCAGAGAATTAATCGTAGAATTTAAAAAAGGTGGGAAATATTCTTACGCTAAAGTACCTATTAGTGTTTTTACAAAAATGAGAAAAGCGGACAGTCAAGGTTCATTCTTTTCAAAAAACATATCTAAGACCTACAAATATAAAAAATTAACATAACTCCCAGATATTTATTGTGTGATGGAATCAAGCACAATACTACAAAGTTTTAAAATACAAGATGAACTTAACCCTCTTATTTGGAATGGGTCTGGGAATGGTGAATATGTGATTAAACCTGAAGTAAGAAAAAAATTAATAGAAATAGCAGAAAATTTTATAGATTTTCTTGGTGTAGATGTTGATGTAGAAGATATTACAATGACTGGTTCACTATCAAACTACAACTGGTCTTCTTTCTCTGATATAGACTTACATATTATAGTGGATTTTGATAGTATAGATATAGACGATGACCTCCTAAGACAATTATTTAATTCTAAAAAAACTATATGGAACTCTACACATGATGTGGAGGTTTATGGTTTTGAAGTGGAGGTTTATGTACAAAATCAAAGTGAACCTCATTTTGCTACTGGAGTGTATTCTATTATGTATGATGAATGGATAAATGAACCACAACAAGAAGAAGTTACTTTTGATGATGAAAAACTTTTATCTAAAGCTTCTACTTGGACAAATATGATTGATGGTGTATATGAAAAAGCTAATCTTTTAGACCCCGAAGAAACTTTAAGTTTAATCGAAAAAGTGAAAGATAAATTAAAAAAATATCGTTCTTGTGGACTTGAAAAAAATGGAGAATATTCTTACGAAAATTTAACTTTTAAATTTTTAAGACGAAACGGATACATCCAAAAACTGTTTGATTTAAAAAATAAAATAACTGACGATATACTTTCATTAGAATAGAAAAACTTTTTATTCTTATTTTAGTATTTATTAAAAAAAGACTATTATGCCAGCAGGAGCAAATTATGGATTTAACTCATTACCTACCGAGATTATTGGAGGGAAAGAATATGCGGCTTTAAAAAATACAACATATTCAAACTATACTTGCACACAAGTAGTACAATCAGGTAACACCCAAGGAAGTATCAAGTACTTAGATGAAGCACATGGAGCTTTAGCATTAACTTACCTAATACCTTCTGGCGGTACATTAAACATGATAATTGAACCAGCAAAGTTAATTGAAGCAACTGGTGTTTATTTCTTATGTGCTTGTAGTAATTGTGACGATGCTATGACTGGTACTACACAATATAATAATACTGGGTACGCTTATCCACGAACAAATGATGGTAGTGGTAATCTAACCCATTTAAAAACCTTTGGAGGTTTTGCACCGACTATTATTGGTGGAGGTGGATTAAATAATTAAATATAAAACAAGAAAAAAATGGCTGATTTAAAAGCAATAGGTTCAGAAAAATTAACGGGAGACGCAAAAATCCGAAGAATAATGGAAATAGCTCGTTATGGGGAAACAACCCAAAATAAAGATTATCACACATCCACTTTGTCGTTTTCTAAAAAAGCACCTAATGGTGTTACATACGCAATTATACAGGAAAAAGATGGGTATTATGTAAAGTCTGGTATAAATGAAAGTAAACTAGATTATGTAGATGGCGTGAACAATAAAAGAAAAAATAGATTTAGAAGTTATTCAGCCGCTCTTAAAAGAGTTAATTTAATGTTAAAACCTATTAATGAAGAGTTTAATAATGGTAAATCAACTTCACTGTTTGAACAATGTGCTCCAGCTATGGATGAAGATATGGAATATTATGAAAATAATAATGATATGAGTGCAGAAATGTTTGAACAAGATGATGAAGAGGAAAAATTTGTTTTAAAAGTAGATGAACCAGCTGGTGACATGGAAGGAGATGATATGGACCTAGATATGGAAGATGATATGGGAGATGAAGAAATGGATATGGATGTTGATATGGAAGATGATATGGGTGATGAAGAAATGGATATGGAAGATGAAGAAGTGGAAGATGAGGAAGAAATGGTCGGATTTATGAAACCAATTCAAAAACTAACTGGAAAATTAGGACAAAAACTTAGAGATGTAGAAGAAGAGTTAGGAAGTGCAGATATTAAGTACGTTTTAAATTCTATTATATCGGCAGTTAATTTAGATAATTTAGATGAGGAGGATAGAGAAGATGTTTTAGATAGATTTGAAAAGGATGATTTAGAATATGGAATGGAAGACGATATTGATATAGAAGCTGGAGATGAGGACTTTGAGATGGGGGACGAAGAAATGGATATGGACATGGGAGATGAAGAAATGGATATGGACATGGGAGACGAGGAAATAGATATGGAAGATGAAGAATTAGCAGAAACTGATGATTCTTATTCTGACGACCTTACACTAGAGTCAAAAATTTCTAAAACACTTAAAAAATATTTTAAAGCTTCAAAAGAAGAAAAAAGTCTACACGAAAGAAAAATTAAAAAATATATTAGAGGTAAATTAAACGAGACTAACTTAAAGAATAATAGTAACCCATACACTGTAGAACAAGAATTGACCATCGATAGATTAATTAAAGAAGGTACAATTAAAAAATATAGAGGTGAAAACAAATCAGGTGTCTTATATTTTGAAAATAAAAATAAAAGACCAATTGGTATAGACAAGAGAGGTAAATTAGTAAAATAATGAATCTAATCTATATCAATGAGTTAGGACCTAATTTTAGAGGTGAAAATATGTATGAATTTATATTTTCATCCAACACCGAAGAGTTATGGGGTGAGGATTGGGATGCTGTTCCAGCTTATGGTAAACCATCTCCACCTGATATGGAGTATATTAGTGTTGTAGGGACTCTAGCTAAAAGTAAAATAAAGTTAATCCTAGTACAGAATTCTGAATATTTTGGAATGGAACACGCGATGGATAACGTTATTTGTTTGGGTTGGGAAAGTTTTGATGAAGACCATAACACCGATAAAGAAAGATTAGTTTTTCATTTTGGTGAAACTAAAAAAGAAATTGAGGATAAATTATACTCACGAGATTTAATTTTAGATTACGATAAAACTTTATCTTATGTTAAGTAGAAATAAAATAATAGAAAAATTAGTAAATGAAGGGTTTACCTATAAAACCCTTTCTTTATTTAATGACCGCCAAATTAAAGAGCTTGCGTCTCGTATTCTTAGAGAGGCTAGTACCAGTAGAGTAGAAAAAACAACCTATACTAAATCAGAAGTTGATAAAATGAAACAGGACCACGGTGGTTTATCTGTAGATGGTACTGTTACACCTAATGAAGATGGTTCGGTAACTGTAACCCAGGAACTTGGTGAAGATAATATTGATGACGATAAAGAGTTTGAAAAAACACATCCTAAAACTAAAAAAATAGATACCGAAGCTGGTGAAATGGATTTAGTTCTAGGTGAGATGGATTTGGACGACAGACACCCCAACCGTAAGGGTAGTGGTAATGGGAAATCTAAAACTGACGGAGGAACTTTTGAACCTGTAAATTACGACGTTACCAAACCCAAATCACATGATGAACTAAGTAGAAAAAAAGAATTAACACATACTGGTGAAGATTATATCTATGAAGAATTTAAATCTAAAGACCAACAACAATACTTTTTTGCTAAGTGTGATGAGGAAGGACCAAAAAGTAAGTGGTGTAAAATGGCAAAAGAATTTGCGGATGACACCAAAGACTTCTCCAAGTTACCAGAAAAAGTTCAAAATGAAATGGTAGAAGAGTGGGTAACTAGTTTAGTAGAAAGAGAAGATAAAACAATTAAAGTTAGTAAAGGTAAGTTAATGGAGATGGTTCGTCAAAATTACAAACTTAACTATGATACAGGTAAAATAAAAAGAATGGAAAAAACCATGGATTTATTCGATTCTATGGAACAAGAAGTTGCCTTTGACCAGTTAAATAGATGGACTCTACAAAAAAACGGATTTCAACTAAATGTAGATGAACTAGAAAAGGGGGAAGATAGTGAGGAGTCTGTTTTATTATTATACTTAAATTCAGATAGTGGTGATGTTTGGGACATTAAAATTTATACTGATGGTAATATCTATATGGATGATGCACCAATTAATGATATACAAGATTTTGAGGAAGAAATAAAAGAAAAAGAATCAAAGAGTGAAGGTGAATTAGCTGAAACTGAAAGAGATACTGAAGGTGCGTATATGGGAGCTCCAGTTAAAGAACCAACTATAAAACCTACTACAACACCTACACCTACTAAAAAACCAGGTAGACCCGGACCATTTAAAAGACCACAAACAACACCTAAACCTAAAGCACAAGACAAAAAAGTTCCTGATTGGTTTAACTTTGATAAAATTAAATCACAAGTAGAAAAAAAATAGAAAATGGCTAATAAAAGAAAAAAGTTACATGAAGCCCCTCCTATCGATTATTCTGATGGACCAGAAAGAATGTCACCAGATATCGAAAGAAAATTAAGAAGTCAAGAGCACCCTTTAGGTGGACATCCAGCTTTCCCGGATGTTAATGGAGACGGTATTCCAGATAATTTTGAAGAGTTATTAGCATCTAAAAGATTTAGAGATGTTGTAGAAAAAGTAAAACAATCTACAGGTCTAGAAACTATAGACCCAAGGTCAGTAATGTCAATGCAACCCATGTTCCAAAGAGCTTTAATGAGAATAATGCAAATAGAAAGTCAAAATAAAAAGGCTTTAGAGGAGTTAGCTGTTGAGGTGGTTAAAAAAGAAATGGGAATTCCAGAAGGAGACCTTCAGTTTGATGCTAAATTAGAAAAACCTAGTTTAGAAGGAATGCAAAGACAACCAGAAAAACCAAAGAAAAAACAACAAGAATTTAAAAATCCAGAAGAAGAACAAGAAGCAGCAAAAAGATTAGAAAAGTTTAATCTAGAAAGACAAAAAAGAAGATTCATCAACTCTATTATCCAAGGTTCTTCTAAAAAAGCTTTATATCTATATCATTTAGTGAATGAGAAATTAGACGAAATAAATCCAGAATTAGTAAATCTTTATTCTTTAGTTATGTCAGTTAATGATTTAATGTACTGGATAATGCCTGATATGGATATGAGAATGGCAGCTGGAGGTGGTGAAGAATTAGGTGGTGGTAGAGAAGAGTTAGATTTAGAAACAGACCCACCTACTATTAAAGCTGAAGGGGCACTATTCCCAATATTAGTTCATGAACTATATAAAGGTGTTATGGAATATGTATCCGCTCACGGATTACCATCAGACCCATCTACAGCTGAAGATGTTATAGGTATGGAAGATACTTTACCTGCTGAAGTTTGGGATTTAAGATTAGGCCCTGTAATATGGGAAAAATTTAGAGATTCTTACCCACAAGAGTTATTTGACTCACAAGATAGAAAAAGATTACAAAATTATTTTTATTATAGGTTTGTAAGTTTACCAGCAGAAGAATTTTTATCTTTAGCAAAAGAAATATTATCTGGTAGTGATAGAGGTAAAGATTTAGTTAAAAAAATGGTAGATGAGATTATCCAAGAACTAAAAAATGAGGATTACGAAGAAGCTACAGGTATAGACCAAAAAGATGATGATGATTTTGCCACAACAACCCTTAGTAGTATTGACGCACCCGAAGAACCTAGTACACCATCAGCAGAAGATTTTGATTTAGATACACTTTTGGATAAAATTTCTAAAAGGGGTATGGAGTCTCTTACACCCGAAGAATTAACATTTCTGAAAAGTTTCGGAAATTAAATATTATTATATTATCCCTTCTTTTTCACTTAATCTTTTTAGATATTTATAGATATGAAAAAAGAAGAATTAATAGAGGAGTATGTAAAATGTCATAAAGACTCTGCTTATGCTATTCGAACCTATTTAGAAACTTACGATAACACCCAAAGTAAGTACGTACCGTTTATTTTATTTCCTGAACAAGAAATGATGTTAAACAATTTTGAAAAGTATAATGAAAATATTACTAAAAAATATAGACAAGCAGGAGTATCAACTGCAACCGCTGCTTGGATTTCTAAACAACTCCAGTTTGCGTCTACACAAAAACCCGAAAAAGTACTTATTCTAGCTAATAAATTAGACACTGCCCAAGAATTAGCAAATAAGATTAGACAATTCCTAAATCAATGGCCGGATTGGGTTAATGTTGGATTTTCTAAAGAAAAAGATTCACAACGACACTATAAATTAAATAATGGTTGTGAGGTAAAAGCAGTTGCTACATCAGTGGATGCTCTAAGGGGGTACACACCAACGATACTAATATTTGATGAAGCGGCTTATATAGAAGCTGGTGACGATTTATGGGCAGCTTGTATGGCTTCACTTTCTACTGGTGGTCAAGTAATTGTTATATCCACACCTAATGGATATGATAAAATTTATTATGAAATTTATGACCAGTCGATAAATCGAATGAATAATTTTAAAATTTCTGAATTACACTGGGAAAACGACCCTAGATTTACCAAAGATTTGGTTTGGGTTAAAACCAAAGATATAATTCATTATATGTTAAATAGGGAAGATTATAATGACGATTTAAATGTTGTAGAAAAAAATCAAAAAGAATTTGAATTATTAAAAAGAAATGGTTATAAACCTTATTCTTCGTGGTTTGAGTCCATGTGTAAAAAATTAAAGTTTGATAGGAGAAAGATATCACAGGAGTTAGAAAGTGCTTTTTTAGGTTCAGGAGACAATGTAATACCTATAGATACTATAGAAAATATTAAAGAAACAATGGTTGAAGAGCCGAAAGAAAAATACGCAAGTGGACAATTATGGGTGTGGGAAGAACCAGTTAAAGGCCATAAATACATCATGGGTATAGACGTTTCAAGAGGTGATTCTGAAGATTTTACATCTATTATTATAATAGATTTTGATGAAAGAAAACAAGTTTTAGAGTATCTAGGAAAAATACCACCAGATTTAGCCGCTGATATAGCTTATAAATGGGCAACTCTATACTCCTCCTATATTGTTATAGATATCACCGGAGGTATGGGGGTAGCTACTTCACGTAAATTACAAGAACTAGGATATAGGGATTTATATGTGGAAGGAGCGAATACAGCTGATAAGTGGAAATATGACCCTAAATTATTAGAAAAAATACCAGGAATTAATTTTAATAATAAAAGAACACAGATAGTAGCAAGTTTTGAAGAAGCTTTAAGACACGGGTTTGAAATAAAGTCACATCGATTATTAAATGAACTATATACTTTTGTTTACATAAACGGAAAACCAAATCACATGAAAGGTAAACATGATGATTTAATTATGGCCTTGGCCATGTGTCTTTATGTTGGTGAAAATTCATTTACCCAACTAAAAAAAGCGGATGAAATGACAAAAGCAATGTTAAATGGTTGGGTGGCGACCGACTCAAGTCCAAAAGATACGCCGGTACACCTACGACCAACCCCAAATAGTGATGTATTACGACCTAACGTTAAACCAAATGCTAGTAACGAATCTTTATATAAAGAGTATAGTTGGTTATTTGGTGCAAAACCTAAGTAAGTTATTCACTATTTATAAAAATAATACTATATTTTTAATACTATGGCAGAAAAATTAACAGTATTCCAAAGATTGGGTAAACTATTTGGTCCAGAAGGACCAAGAGTTGCACAACCAACATACAAAGAATTTCAATTCACTAGTAAAGATTTGCTTAAAACCAAATCAAAAACTGAATTCGAAAAAGAAAAATTACAAGCACAACAAACTCTTTATTTAGCAAAACAATGGCACAAAATAGATAACGAGTTATATACACAATCTATTTATTACGAACCAACTAGATTGGCTTCTTATTATGATTATGAGTCAATGGAGTTTACTCCTGAAATTTCCGCAGCTTTAGATATCTACGCTGAAGAATCTACTACACCATCAGAAGATGGATATATGTTAACCATTTATTCCGAATCTGTAAGAATAAAATCTATTTTAGCTGATTTATTTAATAACATTCTTGATGTTAATACAAATTTACCTATGTGGATAAGAAATACGTGTAAGTATGGGGATGATTTTGTTTATTTAAAAATAGACCCAGAAAAAGGTATTATAGGTTGTAATCAGTTACCTAATATTGAAATAGAAAGAATTGAGTCTGGTAATTATCCTGCTACACAAGTAGATACAAGTGCTGAGAAAAAAGAAAGAAAACTTAAGTTTATTTGGAAAGATAAGTCAATGGAGTTTCAATCGTGGGAAATGGCTCACTTTAGATTGTTAGGTGATGATAGAAGATTGCCTTATGGAACTTCAATGTTAGAAAAAGCTCGTAGAACTTGGAAACAACTTTTACTAGCTGAAGACGCTATGTTAGTCTATAGAACTTCTAGAGCTCCTGAGAGAAGAGTATTTAAAGTTTTTGTTGGTAATATGGACGATAAAGATGTAGAAGCTTACATCCAAAGAGTTTCTAATAAATTTAAAAGGGACCCAGTCGTAGACCCGAGTAATGGGAATGTGGATTTAAGATATAATCAGATGGCCGTTGACCAAGACTTTTTTATTCCAGTTAGAGACCCAGCGTCACCTAATCCTATAGAAACATTACCAGGAGCTACTAATCTAAGTGAAATTGCGGATATTGAATATATACAAAAAAAGTTATTAGCTGCTCTTAGAATTCCAAAAGCCTTTTTAGGGTTCGAGGAAGTTGTTGGAGAAGGGAAAAATTTAGCTCTACTAGATATTAGATTTGCAAGAACTATAAACAGAATTCAAAAATCGATTATTCAAGAACTTAATAAAATAGCTATTATACATCTTTATATTTTAGGTTTTGATGAAGAACTAGACAATTTTGCATTAGGACTTACAAACCCATCTACACAAGCGGACCTACTTAAATTGGAAAATTGGGCAAGCAAGATTACACTATTTAAAGATGCTGTTGCTGACCCAGGTACGGGAATCTCACCAGTATCAAGCACATGGGCTAAAAAACATATATTAGGTATGTCAGATGAGGAAATTAAATTAGATTTACAACAACAAAGATTTGAAAAAGCTATCGCTAAAGAATTAGAAACTACTGGTGATATAATTAAGAAAACCGGGGTATTTAATCAGATAGATAAGTTATATGGTGATATTGAAAAGACTGAAGAAGCGGGTGGAGATATGGCTGGTGAAGGTGGAGATGAATTTGCTACTGGAGCAGAAGGATTAGCGGGTGGTGAAGAAATTGAAACTGGTGATGAAACCTTAGGTGGAGATGAAGGACTTGAACCAGCAGCTGAAAGTTTTAAAATAGAAAAAGATTTACCGTTAATCTTAGAAAATAAAGGTCTAGAACTACCGAATCTTGAAGAATTAGCTTCTAAATCAAGTAAAGAAATCAAAGACGTACAAGATAAAATAGATGATTTGTTAGATGAGTAATATTTATTTAAAAAAGAACAATGAAATTTTTTGGTAAATATAAAAAAGCGATAGACACTATTTTAGCTGAATCTTACTCAGATAAAAAGTTATTTAAAGAAAATTTCCATATAGTAATGGGCGCGATGAAGTTCTCTAAAGACTTTAGGGAGTTTTTTACTTTGTATAATGAGATGGAACAAAAAACTATTACTGAACAAAATGATGCTAGAGAATATATTAATGAATCTATAGATTTGTTGAGGTCTAAAGTTTCTAACTTAAAAAAAACCTTACCTATTTTTGATAGTATTATCACAAGAAAGTTAAAAAATAAAAAATTAAAAAGTAATCCGATATACGAAAGTTTAGATTATTTAATTTTTAAAAGTGGTGTAAAGTCTATTGAAAAAAGAGTATCGAGTAAAAAAACACTTTTAGAGTCATTACAAAGAGAACAAAAAGGTGTAAAATTAAACAGGGGTTATTCTACGAAAATATTGTCTAAAACTTTAAGTAAAAATTTTAATGAAGAATTTAAAAATCTTACAGAGAGTGAAAAAATATTATTTAATAATATTATTTCTTTAGATGAAAAAAACATTAATTTAGAGTTTAATAAAACTAAAAATAAACTAGTAGAAAATATCAACACTTTAATTAGTGAAACCAAAGAAGACCAACTTGTAACTAGACTAGTGGAAACTAAAAATTCTATTTTAACTATGAATGTTAATAGAAAAAATCTTTTATCTATAAAACAACTATCCCAGGATTTGAAATAGAGGTTTAATGTTCTTATATTTAATGTATGAAGAACGGGAAACAAATACCTTTACAAATTAGTAAAACATACAAGACTCATTTTGGAACAGTAAATTCTAAAAATATGAAATCTATGTATCTAACATTATCTGCATGGGCTGAACCTAAATTTGATTATGATTGTTGGTCTTGTGCTATTAAAGATACTAAAAAATCCATAAAAACATTTATGTCTGAAAATTTATCTAGAGAATATTTTAAAGAACATTCTATAGTTGATTTTGATTTAAGGTCTAGTGGGGTAGCTAAGAATAAACGTAGTTTTATGAAATGTGAGATTACTATGTTTGTTGAAAAAACTATACCTATAAAAGATATGTCTACCTTAACTATGTTATCCGCCACCACTAACTCCTTATTGGAGAAAAACTTCGAAGATAACCCCTATTTCACCTTTCACCCAAGAAAAGTCCAGTAGAACCAAATTTTTCTTCCTTATCCTTATATTTATTATTAGAATAAAATCAAAAAACAAAAAAATATAAACTATGGGATTTTTAGACAGTAATTCAGCAACCGGAGCTGGTGTTGGTATGAATACCTTCAGTAGTGGTGGCACAGTCAATGGAGGAAATGCACCTAATAATATGTTATTTACCGAATTAGAAGTAATAGGTATAGATATTGCTTTAGGAAAAGCTGCACAAATAGGTGTAGCAACTCACCCACACCACTTCTATTTAACTCGAACTAACGCATATATGAATGGTGGTTCACTTATCGAAGGTGCCGCAGGTGGAATGATGGGTGGAATGTCACCAAACTTACCGTCAGGAAATACATATTATAATGGAATGCCAACATGGAGCTGGTGGGATAGTGGTGATAATGTTGAAGATAACGAACCTACATGGCAACTAAGATATGGTAGTGGTGTCGGACCTGGAACTGAACTTAGTTCAGGATGGAACTTATCTTTAGGGTCTGGAAAACACTCTGCAGACCACCCGGTAGGAAATATGAGCCAAGGTGGAGGACAATATGGAAGATGGGAATTAGTTAATAGAGGTCAAGTAATAGCAGTTGCAGCAGGAAACCATCTTAACCCATGTTACTCAAACCAAGGTACGGGATATACCTACGACAATTCAAATCCAGGTTTAGCTGTTAACCCATTTAGTGCTAATAGTGTACAATCAAGAAAATGGATAGTAAACACGGGTGATACACATACTGTAGTTGTGACAGGAACATCTTATCCACCGGCAACGGAACCGGTAGCAATAAGTGCAGTAACATGTATTCCTAATAACACACCTGTCAATAGAATATTAACATCAGCAGGTTACGCTTAATAGATTAAAAAATATTTTAATATTTAAAAACACCCTTATGGGTGTTTTTTTTTATCTAATACTTAAGTATTTATATAAAAAGTCTTTATATGAAAATTTTAAAAGCTAACGAACTTGGTCACGGAATATTAATAGAATATGACGCGGGAAACATATCTCCTAAACAAAATAGTAAAATAATTAGAGAAATGACTGACCCTTCTTTTGATGGGGAAGTTGAGATGTATTGTATTTTGCAAAAATATGGTACACCTAATAGAAACGGGAGAGTATACCCTAAAGAAATACTAGAACGTGAAAATCAAAGATACCAAGACGTAATTAAAAGAGGTAGCTCTATCTCAGAATTAAACCACCCTGAATCTTCACTTATAGATTTAGAAAGAACATCCCATATTATTACCGAAACTTTTTGGGATGATAATAGGTTAATGGGAAAACTAAAACTTTTAACTTCACCTGGTTACCATAAAGACGGGGTAGTATCAACAGTCGGTGATATTGCTGCGAATCTTTTAAGACAAGGTGTTACATTAGGGATTAGTTCAAGGGGTGTTGGTTCACTTAAAAAAAGTGGGGAATTTAATGAGGTACAAGAAGATTTTGAATTGATTTGTTTTGACTTAGTTTCTTCACCATCTACTCCTGGTTCTTACTTATTTAAGGATATGAAAGATATGGAAAAGTATGACGAAGTTCTAGAAAATACAAATCCAGGTAAAGACAATTCCGGTGGTTTTGACAAATCATTAGCTCTGATGTCAAAACTTAATAATTTCTTAAATAAATAAATTAGTTACTAATAGGTTAGGGGGTGGGATTTTTTAACGCTTCTTACATATTTATTATAGAAACACATTATAATATTTTAAAAAATAAAAAATGAGTAAGTCTACATTAGAAAAAGCGTTGCTCGAGGCGGAACAGTTGGAAGAAACTATGAAGTCTAATGCAAAAGAAATACTTTCTTCAACTATGAAGGAAGAAATTCATGATTTAGTAAAAGAATCGTTAACTGAGGAAGACGATTACCTTAAAGAGCGAGAGGACGAAGAACAAGAAGTTGATGTCGAAATGGATATGGAATCTGACGATATGTCAGACGAATTAGATTTAGGCGATGAACTTGATATTGAGGACGAGACCGAGGATGATATATCTTTGGAGCTGCCACCTCTAGACCTAACCTCAGCATCTGACGAAGAAGTCATAAAAGTCTTTAAATCTATGGGTGATGAAGATGGAATTGTTATTCAACAGGATGACAATGAAATTTCATTAACTGATGGTGATGAAGAGTATTTAATTAAATTAGAAGAAAACAAAAAAATGAAAAAAAATTCTAAAAACAAAATTAATGAAATGGAGGACATGGAAGACACTGATATGAAATCTATGGATGAGATGGAGGATGACATGATGGAAACTGAAGACATGGATGAGATGAAACACTCTGACATGATGGAAGACGAAGATGTTGTTTATGAAATCGAATTAGATGAAGAAGATGAGGAGGAAATGTCAGAAATGGAAGACGAAGAAATGTCGGAAATGGAAGACGAAATGAAAGAAGGTAAGTACGGAGGTAATAAAGGAGAACTTAGACGTAGTGCTAAGCGCGACTATACCGAAGGTAAGTACGGAGGTAATAAAGGAGATTTTAGACGTAGTGCTAAAAAAGACTATACCGAAGGTACGTATGGTGGTAACGAAGGAGACATCCGAAGAAGTGCTAAGAGAGATTACACTGAAAGAGCAAAGTATGGCGGAAATATGGGAGATTTTAGACGTAGTGCTAAAAAAGACTATACGGAAGGTAAATACGGAGGTAATAAAGGTGATTTCAGAAGAAGTGCTAAAAAAGATTACACAGAAGGAAGACAAAACAGTTTGACTCAAAAAGCTAGAGCAGGTCAGAGAAGTAATTCTTACAACCAAGCAGCTAGAGCTCATTCAGGAATCCATCTGCCGGAATCTTATAATCGTCTCAAAAAAGAAGTAACTGGTTTAAAAAGTAAGAATTCAGAATACAAAAAAGCATTAGTATCATTTAAACAAAAATTAAATGAAACAGCTGTATTTAATTCTAACTTAGCATATGCTACAAGACTATTTACTGAACATTCTACTACTAAACAAGAAAAAATTAACATTCTAAGAAGGTTTGATAATGTAAAATCTTTAAAGGAATCGAAAAGCTTGTATAAAGTAATTAGAGAATCTCTTGCTGGCAACACAACAAAGAAAAATATTTCTGAGTCTGTTGAAAGAAAGATTGCTAAAACCCCTAGTAGTGGTGCGAATACAAAATTGATGGAATCAAAAGTGTATGAAAACCCACAATTTTCTAGGATTAAGGACTTAATGTCTAAATTATAAATAAACGCTTTAAAAAAAATTAAATAAAATGGGAGCATTATTAGAATCTGGTATGGTTGGTAACATAGGGTTAAAACACCTTAAAGTTATCAAAGAAGATACCATCAACAAATGGGACAAGCTTGGATTCCTAGATGGCCTTAACGGTCATGGAAGGGAAAACATTGCCCAGTTATACGAAAACCAAGCTACACACTTGATAAATGAGGCGACTTCGTCTGATTCATCAGGTTCATTCGAAACAGTTGTTTTCCCAATAATTAGAAGAGTATTCTCTAAATTATTGGCAAACGATATCGTTTCTGTACAAGCTATGAACTTACCAATTGGTAAATTATTCTACTTTGTACCTAAAGTATCGTCAAGATATAGTAACACAGCAGATAGTAACTATCAACACTTTCCTCCATTTGGAGCACCAGGAGCAGGTGCAGCACAAACACCTAGTTCACCTACTTCGGCAACTACAATTAACTTGTATGATAACTTCTACGTTGGTAACGCACCGTTAATGGCAAGTGAAGGTCTTTATGATATTTCAAAAGGAGCTTACTCAGCTGTAACAGCTATTCACCTACCAGTTATGAAGTGGGATAACGCAGCTAGAACTTTAAGTACTGCTGACTTTGGTGCTACACCAGATACGGAAGTATCATCATTAACATCATCTACAGCTTGTTTAAAATCTACGATTATTGCAATCACAGGATTTACAAATGCAGGTGCTGGTAAAATGGTTGGACCAACTGGTAACGAAATGAATACTGAAGATTTCTTATCTTCATTAGCTGTTTCTGTAACTGGTTCTACAACTTGTAAGTCAGGTACAACTAACTACGATGCAAGTGATTTATCTACAACAACTAAAGGTGTACCATCTGATACAACTGGTAAGAACAATACTTTATTTAGAGTTGTAACTCAAAAATATGGTAAAGGTATTGCTAACGCAGGTGGAACTCAAACTTCAACAACTTATCCAGGTGGTAAGTATGATAGTATTTGTGATGTAACAGGTACTGTTTACGTAGAGGTTGATTTATCATGTCCAGCATGTATTAACTGTTCATCTGTAGATGGATATGTTTGTTCATACTTTGGTTCGAACGCATTTGCTATGGCAGCAACACCACAAGGTACGAATACACCATTCTACGCGACTTGGAGAACTTACCAAGACCTAGAATTTGAAGACCAAATGGGAGAGGTTTCTTTCGATTTAGACTCAGTAACAGTTACTGTAACAGAAAGAAAACTAAGAGCTCAATGGTCACCAGAATTAGCACAAGACGTTTCTGCATTCCATAACATTGATGCTGAAGCTGAATTAACAGCTTTATTATCAGAGGAAGTTGCAGCTGAGATTGATAGAGAAATCTTGAGAGACTTAAGAACAGGTGCGGCTTGGGATTTGAGATGGGACTACAATGGATGGAAGAGATTCCAGGCAGGACAAGCTCCTTACACTCAAAAAGATTGGAACCAAACGTTAATTACTGCAATTAACCAAATTTCTGCTCAAATTCATAAATCTACATTAAGAGGTGGAGCTAACTGGATTGTATGTTCTTCTGAAATTTCTGCTATCTTTGATGACTTGGAGTACTTCCACGTATCAAACGCAGCACCAGAACAAGACCAATACAATATGGGTATTGAAAAAGTTGGAACATTATCAGGAAGATTTACTGTATATAGAGACCCTTACTTCCCAGCTAACCAAGTGTTAA